GGTACTCCTTGCAGTCGCAGGTACCGAAACCACCAGGATCCCACGCTGAGCATCCACCCGTGTGCATCTCCTTCGAATGCCCGCACCGGCACAACGGCGGCGCCACCAAACCGTTCAGAAACGCCACAACAGGCGCGACCTCCAGATGCTCGAAGTCCTGCAACAGCAACGTGCGCGAGTGCATCATCCGGCCCGGACTCGTTCGAGGACCGTTCGGATCCTCCGCCTTCGGCTCACGATCAAACATGTCGTCGTGATGCAACCACTCGTCTATCTGAACTCGGATCATTGGACTATCCCTTCTTAAAAGGGCGGAATGCGTGGTATTGTCTGTGCTTTGTTGTTTTTTCTGTCTACGAATGTCCGCAAAAGCAGTTGGAATTCTGTGTGCATGCCCTCGACGTCGCCTGGTTCGAGGTGTCGGTAAATGCCATGGGCAAGTTGGTCATTGAAAAGCTCGACAGCCGGCATGAATATTACTTCACGAAAGTACGATAGCCCGCAGTCATGGGGACACCAACGTTTCGTGCGCTCCCACGCCGCATCGACCCATTCCTGTGCGGCCCGACGTTCCTGGTCATTAAGGAAGTGGCCTGCGACCGTCTTGGACAGTGTCGGACGTACATGTGCCCGAAACAACGCGATCGCCGTCTTGGCGGCCTGCTGAGCGTGTCTCGTCGCCTCACCCTGAAGCGCCTGCGATCCGTACTGACTCGTCGTATCATCCGTCCCCAACATCCGACTACCTACCCGACGCGTCTCCTCGACCATCGCGGCTAGATCGACAGGTGCCGATAGCGCCCCTTTCGGGATAACCAACGGATCCGTCGCCGCCTTAAGCTGCTCCTGTGTTAGGCCGAGTTGCCGTGTGGCTGAATCCAACTCCGCTCGTTGCTTACGGTGTCTCTCGCGCAGTTTCGCGACATACGCCGGATTGGTCATCAGAGCCGCACGGGCTTCACGTTTCGCGTCTTCATGCGAAAGATCGCGGCCTTCACATCGGGCTCTGAGTTCGATTTCTTGCGTTTTCAAGAACAACTCGGAGTCAAACCATGAATCGCACACTTTCGGCTCGTACTCCGGTGAACCACCGCCAGCGTCCACAAGGACGAGATCGGACGCGATGCGTACATCTAGATCCTCTTCCATTCGCCGCAACCTCTGCTGCTCAAGTGCGGCCCGCGTTTCGGGGTACAGACACAGGCAGTCTAATTCCCGTTGCTGGCGAGCGTGTTCCTGCTGTCGCAACGCCTTTAGCTCGGCCCGCTTCTGCGCCAATTCGTCCTGTAATGCAGCCTCCCGCAGCCACTCTTGTTGCTGTGCCACGGCGTTGCCGAGAGGTCCGCCAGCACCGCCGAACAGACCAGCAATTGGCCAGAACGCCGACATTTCCTACACATCCCCCTTCAACTCAATCCGGCCCTTCATGTCCGGTACCAACTGGAACATCCGGTCCGCAATCTCGCGCAGGTCCGCTACCTGTTCCTTGAACGCAGCCTCTTTCGCCTGCAACACGTCGTCGTTGAACTTCCGCTCAGCTTCCAGCACTTTCCGATCGGCTTCCAGGTCGGCCGTTTTCTGGCCCCGCTCGAGTGCCGCGTCCATCTCCTTCTTCTGCAGCCCCATCTCGTGCTCCAAATCCCGCCGCCTCTGCGCGAACGCCTTCTCGATATCGGCCTTCTCGGCCCACAACGCCGCAACCTCGGCCTCCAACTCCAGTTTCCGAGCCGACAACCGATCCAGATCCCGCAACGACTCGAATCGCGACGCCAGATCCGATACGACCCGGTCACCAAAACCCTCGAACGCTCGTTCCAGTCCTGGTGCAAACGATGGGCGACGAAGCACGTATGCCGCCAAAACACCACCACAGACAACCACCAAAACAGCCGTCAGTAACGTCATCTCGCCTACTCCTTTTCGGCCAACCAACCGTCAATCGATCCCTGTACCGCCGCCCGTACCACCTCCATGAACCGCTCGTTCCGCAACAACGCGCCCCACGTCTCCTCTTCGACTATCTTCTTCACGGCCGCCGTCAGAACATCATTGTACGAACAACCCAGAATTCCACAGGTCATATCGCACACCTCATCCAACCACTCCGCCGCAACCGTACCCGGATCCTCTGAACCCGGCGCCGCCATCGGCGACGACAACTCAATTCTCGACATCAGACCTCCTCCTCTTCTTCCGTCCGCGTGTGAGACTCGACATGACCGCACTGGAGCCCGTAACCAGAGCCAGAATCGAAACTTGGCGGCGGTACCATCACTGGCTCCGTCACCGTTCGCTTCAACACCGGATTCCGAAAGACCATCCCCACCAAATCCTTCATATCGATAAGCCGTTGATTCATCTCAACAGCTCGCATTTCTCCAACCCGACACTCGAACTCGCGCTCCGCCAATTCCTTCTCGCGCTTCGCGTACTCATCCATCTTGAGTTGCAGTTCGTTGAATCGCCCGCGTTCGACCTGGAACTGCTTCTCCCAACTCTCGGCCCGTTCCTCCAGTTCGTCGATCGACTTCTGCATCTCCTCGATCCGTATTACGTTGTCCGCATGTTCACTCCGGAGCCGCTGAACGCCCTTCACAGCATCCAAACTGAACGTATTCTCCTCCACAGCCACATCCACCAACGCTAAAACCTGATCCGGTAACGACATCTTGCTCACCTCGATTCCGTTGTCCCTATGAACTCCTCGATGCGACGATAACCACAATCAGCTAGATGTTCCGCTAGCTTCACAAACCCTAAACCGGTCACGCTCGACCTGTTCTTGCAACTTCTCGTTCTCTTCCAGCAATTCCCGAACTCTCAACTCACACGCATTATGCTGCTCGTGCAACTTCGCTACTACATCCGCCGCCCGTGTGCTTAGTGCACCCTTTTCGATCTCCGCATTCACTAAAGCCATCAGCTTCTCAGAAAACACCATCTCGCTCACCTCGATTCAGTTGAACTCGCCACTACAGGCAACGGGATTCGAACCCGCAGAGTCCTAGAAACCCTTTTGACGACCCCAGGATCGCCCCGACTACGCCAACGCCGGCACCCGCAGTCCTACCAAACTCAAATCCCATTCTCCAAACGACTCACCTCGCGTTCCAAATAAGACTGCACTTCGGCAAGATCTTCGTTGAGTTGTTCCAGCCGCGAGGCAAACGCACCCTGCTCAAGACGCGGCACATCAGTTACCTCGGGAACCGTGGGGTCGAGACCAAAGAGACTGTCGTTACATACCTTCAGCCGTTTCACTAGGTCAGATAGGCCATTCTTCAAACCCTCTGCCGTCATCGTCGCTCCAGCCAAAGTCGCTCGACTCGGATCTCCAGGACCTTGCGGTACGTCGTTAATACACGGATCCGTCATTCCTACACCACACCTTTCGAAAGCGATACCGGCATTGTCACACCCCCTCTAAGTTCAAAACCTGTTGACTCAACCGCTGGGCGGCTATCTCGCAGTACCGCTCCTCGATCTCGATGCCGATGGCCTTGCCATCATGGCGTTTCGCGGCCAACAATGTCGGACCGCTGCCCATAAACGGGTCGAGCACGACACCCGGCGCAAATGGCACGTATAAATGCTCCATTACCGACGTAAACACCGGAGACCTATGACCGGTCTCTTCGGCAAGCTTGCGCGTGCCATCGGTTTGAATGAGCGAACTCACCTCTGGTCTACCGAATGATCCCTTACCGAAAACGTGGATAATCACAATATCCCAACACCATGGCCCAGCTGCCGGTGAGTTAACGTATGAGCGATGCCACACCAGCATTCGATTGTGCGGCAACTCACGAATCGTAGAACGTAAAAACTCGACCCCGCGACCGCTTGCAGTCCCAAACACAGCCATTGTCGGCGCTAACCGGCTTGCGAGGTGAAGGGATACGGCAACATTACCATTCGCTGCAAACTCTCCCTCTGGTCGCCCCGTGCTGTACGGCGGATCTGTCAACACTAGATCGACTGGCGAAAGTGTCGGCAACACCTCCCTACAATCCCCATGGAATATCTGGATCCCGTCTTCCTCGTAGTAAGGCTCGATGTCACACCCCCTATTCAGGCGGTTCCCATAACAGGGCCCAACCTCATCAAACCACCTCACCTTTCCTTCGATAGGTCCACCAATACCTCCAACATCCGACGCCAAACCCGACGAGGAGGCCGACTACCACGCTCCTCCCAACGCCATAACGTCGATCGACTCACTCCCAATCGCTCCGACGCGTCTCGCTGCCCCAACCCCAAAAAACGACGCCACACTCGCACCAAAACCGCGTTCGGATAACGCTCATAATCACCCCCTGAACCCCCTCGTACCATCCTCAACTCCCGTTTCAACACCCAAATTCACCAAAATGTAGTACTAGGCCGGGCTAGATGCAACATCTAACAGCTATTTCACGCCATCCCGCAAAAAATCCCCCACCAAAATTTCCCAAATCACCCCCAGAAAAGGGGCCCATAAGCGCAATCACTACCAAAACCCGCAGTTCTACCGCCTACTCCTCAAAAACAGCGCACGAATGAACGCGGGGAACCTATCTTGGGGGGCCTGGGTCCTACATACCCCTGGGGGGTTGGTCGGATGGTTGGGTGGGTCGGTGGCTCGATCGGCCTCGAGACTCGGTGCCGCGGCGAGTGCCGGCCCGATCTCGACTCATGACACCAAGACTGTCGATTCGGCAGCGCCCAGGCCGATAATACTGTCACCAGTCCGAATCCCTAGGAAAAACGCCAAAAAGTACTACGCGTAAGAGGTCTTATGTTAAGCTAGCCCTCTAAATCGCCGTTTTCCGGCGACACCATCGCGACACCATCGCTTGCCTTGTCCTGTCCACTCTCGAGCATCGGGACCGGTACACCGGCCGTCGCGATGACTACAGGCGCAGGCTCGCCGGCGATGATCCTGTCCATGATCGCCTGCCCCTCGGGAGTCCGCGCCAGAGCCGCGTAGTCGATCTTGTGCTGGACCGAGACCGACCGCACGTCGTGCCGATCCGCGTACCTCTCCGGCCGTAGCCCCTTCAGCAGGAAGATTGCCGCCGTCGTGTCGTACTCCTGTATGTACCCACCGGGTACGCCCTTATACCACCCTGTCGGCTTCGTAACCCCTTCAACGCCACGGCGATACAGCTCCTCCTCGATCATATCCGCAGCGATACCGGCAGCCTGGCCGATGGCCTCCTGTAGCTCCTGATCGTCGCGCCACTGATCCGTGTATGGGGTGTTTCTGCTGATCCCGGCGACTCGGCACGCTCGACCGTGCATACCGGTTAAAGCCAGTGCGGTGACATAGGCTCGTTTCTTGGTGTGCCCAATGTGGCCAAAGGGGGAGTCTTTTTTCCGTCTTGCAAGTCGTTGCAGTTTCTTAAGTTGGGCATCCTCGTCCTTTTTTTTTCTTTCGAGCGCCCTTGATGCCGGGGTGGGTATTTGCTCAGCTGTATCGGTGGTTGTCATGGTCGTGTATCCGGCTTTGTGCGGGATATAGAGACTGTCTATGTCTTATATGGATCAATTTAGGGCGATTTGGGGAGTTGGGGAAGAGTGTCTGTCAATTTGGCGTGTGGTCTGCCAATATGGTAACGGTTGAAACTTTTGCGGCTGTTGTCCGTATGGGGGTGTACTGAGACGACCGAACCACCTAACAGGAGACCGACATGTCAGACCTACCCACCAATGAGCGGGCTACGCCCGCAGCCCCCACCGTACCGCAGGATATCATCCGTATGATCGCCGTGGCTCACTACGTGTCTGATCAGGGCGCCGCTACTGAGGTGATAGACACGGCCGACGGACCTACGGGCTATATCACCGGAGCATATACTGCCGAGGCCGACCTGCGCGAGCACGGCTACACTGACGCGCAGGTTGAGGCGCTGGACATCGGCGAGGTGTACCGCGAGATCATCGAGGAGTACGCCGAGCTGCCGAGCGACGAGACAGCTACTGAGTCATGGTCGCACCCGCACTACAAGATCTACCGCTACGCCATACCGTCAGGTGGTAGTCTGTGGATCGACGTAGATGCCGAGAGTGGGCCGGTGTCCGTGTCTTGTGAGCCCCCCTCGCACACGATCTACACTCAGCTGGGCCGGTGGGATACGCCATATGACGCTGGCATATCGCAGGCTGAGTGGTACGCTGAGTGGGGACTAGACGGCCTTGAGGCGCTGACGGTCGCACGTCAATACGTCGTGCGCGTCCGCATGCCGGACGGGACCTCGGAGTATCCTGGATGTGACGCCGACACCGCGACATGCGCGACCATGGACGAGGCCGAGGATTGCATCCGCTCGCTGAGAGAGACTGAGGCGGCGATATGGGACGATGACTCGTTGTACATCGAGATCGTGACCCACGACGGCCCATGCCGTATCTGGGCAGAGCCTCAGTACTATCCTGGCACGGCCGGTGCGCCCCGTGACGATTTTGCCCGCGACGACAGCCACGACATCCGCGAGTATGCGACCTACGCCGAGGCTCAGGACTGGATCGACGAGCAGGGCGCCGAGACGTACTACCTACAGCACGGCGAGCACTCCCGCCCCACCTACACCATAGTTGAGGCCGAGTAGCCATGCGTACTATCTACCGCCACGTTGCCGCTGTCGCGCTTTCATGACGTTTTGAGCGAGCTCCGCAGCCGCGACCCGGGCGGTGATATCGACCTCGGCCGGAATCTCATTCCGGAATGAGAAATAGACCGAACCTGAACCGGAGACAGCACATGAACGAAGATCCTAGCAAATACGACGAGCCGGCACGGCAAACGTTCAACCCTGAAGCAATGGCGCAACTTGACGCACTGAACGCACAGCTACCCGAGGCCGACGAGTTGACAACCGAAGCCAAGCAGTTGATGGCGAGCGCCGAACATTGGGAACGCGAAGCGGAGTCAGCAGAGCGTATGGCCGCATGGGATCGCGAGCAGGGCGTAGACCTGTCACAGCCAGGCCATTCGGTAGGCGACGTAAACGCTCGCACATACCGCCGCTGCGCGAGAACGCTACGGCTTGAAGCCGAAACCGGCAAAGCCCATTGCATGTGCCACCTTCGACCGCTGGACGAATGCCCGAATCACCAAGGCAGTAACCCAATACTTGAAAACACCAACCGCTAGGCAGCGGCGTTTAACAGTCGGCCGGGTTCGACTCCCGGCTGCGCCTTGCAGGACAGACCGAACCACTAACCGAGAGGGATGCTGAGATGGAGACACCACAAGGAATATTCTGGGTCAAGAGCACACGGTTCCCGACGCTCGAAAGCTTCCAGGAATCTCGCCGCTGGAGTGAGTGCGAGATCACCGGGACTAGCCCACACTACCAAGCCCGCTACTTTGCCGGCGAGATACCGCTACCGGATACCCAACACGTACCGCAGCCCGGAGTTGCCCCCCGACCCTACGAGGACGAACACCGACCCCGGCAATGGGCGAACTGGTTCAAGGCGCACCGGGCAGCGCTGGCGCTAATCCAGTTGGCGCGCGTCTGTCCCGGTCGGCACTTCGACGACGCAGCCATAGACGTTCTTGCCCGGATCGACAACGGGCAACGAATCCCGACGAACGACAGCGGCGCGTTCGACGTTGTTGCAATCCTGCGCGGCGACCTGGCGAAGGACGAAAGCCGGGAGGTGCAGCATGCCTAAGCGCGACGCATCCGATATACTCCCGCACCTCCGGCGCGAACTCAAAAAGCGATGGCCGGCCATCAAGTTCAGCGTGCGCCGGCACCGCGGCACAGCCTACGGCTGGGCGGGCGTCAGTTACACCGACGGGCCGAGCCAGGCGAACGTCGAAGCAGCCTGCTACAGCTTCCAGTCAAGCCAGTTCGACGGCATGGACGACAGCTACCACCGTACCGGCCACGAGTTGCCCGAGGGATGCTACGGCCTACAGGGCGTCATCGTAGACCGGGAATACTCCGACCAATTCACAGCCCGCATTGCGGCCGAGGCGATCAAGAAACACCCCGAGCTCGCGCCGTTCCTGACTCCGGAGAACATTGCACGCAATGAACCCGACTGGCCACGCAGAGCAGGCGGAGGCTACGCCCACCCCTACGCCATCATCCGAACGCTTGGCGAGGACCGCACGGCAACGCTGTGGCACCTACTACCCGAGCCCGAACGCGCCGCAGCAACCGCCTAGCCCCCAGTCGCCCGGGGCTGCAATGCCCCGGCTAGGCTTTGGACCGAACCCACGGAGGAAAACCATGGAGGAAACGCAGATGCCAGAAAAACTGGAGATACACGGATTTGCACCGCTTGAGGAACCGCCCGTCGATCCCTGGATGCTGATGGACCACATAAACGCTTGGTATGCGTCCTGTGTTGAGCGTGAGGAAACCGACGTCGGCGACGCCCTGGAGATGATCGGCGAGCTAATGCGCACCCTCAAGGACATTCTCGTCCGTCCCAAGTTCGTGCAGGCCACGTACGGTGGTGGCTATGAAGAGAAGGCCGAGCTGTTCGCCATCGACGAACGGGGCGGTGTATGGCAGTACCAGTGGAACGATGCGACGTACGGCAAAGGCACGCCAAAGGAGTGGACGCGATCGAAGGGCTGGCACCCCCTTTGTGTCAGACGCCACATTGCCACAATGACCACCAAACGGAACGGCCCGCCTCCGAGTGAGACGGGCCTAGACCGAACCTCCTAAGAGGTTGCGCGGCAAACCGCGCTTGAGACTGAAATCTACGAAGAATCGAGGCGTTAGACAATGCAAATCACCGACACCGCAGTAATAGACCTAGACGATTTCCGCTCGCCCGGAGTCCGGGTCTTTGCCGGCCGCGATCGCGGAACGCTCGTCAGACGCGACGCCAAACTCAACCAACTCGACCGAACCGACGACCCCGTTGTCGTGTGCGTACCCGACGACACGTTCTCGATCTCCTCGAGTTTCTTCCTGGCGCTCTTCGGTGAGTCTATCCGGAGGCACGGCGCCGAAGGTTTTCTCCGCAAGTATCTGTTTGTCGGAGCCGACATCAGCGAGACGGTCAACCGCGGTATCCAAGCCGCGCTGAGGTACTGATTGCCATGAATCCCGACGAACTACGCGAAGCGCTCGACCGCATACCGCCCAACAAGAACGAACTCGAGGCGCGCAAACACCGGACCGGGCCCAAAGCAGGGCCCGGCATCACTCAGCAAGAGCTCGCCAAACGCCTCGGATACACGCCCGAAAGCGTCAACAACTGGCTGCAGGGCAGAAACGCACCGAAACAGGCCGTAGTAATGCATATTCAGATGTGGGCCGGAGAAAGCGAGGGATCTCCATGACCGAGATATTCCGCATTGAAATGTGCGATGCTGGCCATAGGTATGCTCAGTACCTGCAGAGCACTACACAAACTGGCTCTGATATCGAAGTGGAGCATTGGCACCCCCACTTCTGTCCCGACTGCATCAAAGCCTGTCGCGACCACACTCGCCGGACGATAGGGACGTGGGCCAAAAGCGAACCAGTGGTAGCCGATCTAGGCGACGAATTGGGCCTGCCCACCAAGCGCAACTTCTCTGGTGTTAAGGTCGGCGATCTCCAAGTTGAGGCTGATCCGGGATTCTACCGCCGCATTATCGACGCCTTGGAAAGGAAGAACTCATGATGAAGTGGGAATACAAATCCGCAACGGTTCCAACAGATCATATACCCCACATGTTGGACGACCTGAACAAGTTCGGTCAGGATGGCTGGGAAGTCGCACACGCCACCCATGAAACGCTTGTTGCTACTGATGGCTCTGGATTCCATAAGTGCACCACGTTTCTGCTCAAGCGCGCAATCTACGAATCGGGCGTAGTGCAGCTGTTCGGCGGCGACGAAGAAGAGGACGACCGCAACTTAAACGTGCGCATGTGGTTGGGCCAGTATCGCGACCACCTTCCACCCGAAGCCGTATCGGATCTTCAAGACATCTTGGGAGTGCCTAAATGACCATCGACATAGACACCATGCCGGCAGGCCCGGAGCTAGACGAACTGGTATGCAAGGTCGTGGGAATCGGTCCAGTACCAGACATATACAGACATACGGTAGTTGAAGCCAGTCCAGGACACCCAGTTGGCGAGCAGTTCACATCTGAACGGCAGAGGCCGTACGACAGGTTCATGACAACAGGCGAGGGAGAACCGGTCTACCCTGCCGTAAGCACACACAGCACCGCAATGATGGAGGTGATGGATCGGCTGGAATCTTACTACCAATTCTATGTGACTATCGGCCGCGCCGCGGCATTTCCCGTCGAAACCATAGCCGCGGTTGAGCAGCGATATGCGTGCGTTGTCGGGATTCTCCACAACCCAACCACCGTGGCCTGCGCTGACACTCGCGAGCTTGCGGTCTGCCGCGCTGCGCTCGCTGCACTCAAAGCCAAGATGGGAAAACGCGATGCAACTCCAACCGCATGAAGCCGACGCGCTCCGGCTCTTCGGGGACATCGCGTGGTCGATTGCTGGCGGCCTCTTCGCAGTGCTGATCCTCACCATCCTCTGGGCTGTTCCATCCCTGTTTGTTTGGCTCGGAATTCAAGGACATTGGAAGCGGCCCACTCAATCAACCATCGCGCTCGACTGGGACAAGATCCGCCAAGACGAGCGCGCCAAATCTCATTCCGGAATGAAAAACGACCCGTGAGGGCGACCGTCAATCGGTTGGGCGGGATACGCCGGGTGGGGCGTCGCCGGGCTATTTGCGGTCCTGGCGCTGATTCGGTAGATTGGGGTACGTGCCAAGTAGTCGCGTACAATGGCGTTCGGACATCGTTCGCCACCGTTGACGCACTCTCAACGGAGACTCAACGAGATGTCCAGATTGATGCGAAACACCAAATCCAAGCTCTGCGTGCCCGCAACTTGGTCTGTCATCAGCATAATCTGTGGTCGTAGACGACTCACCCACTGGCTTGGGTGTGAATCGTGGTGCGTTCGACAGGGGCCGGACCTGACCTATCCGGCGACAACTCACACGCGGTAAGCCTGCCAGAGTGCACGGAAAATGCTCAACCCCTGGGTATGACAGGGTAAAGGCAGGTCGTCGCCAAAAAACAACCCCGCCTATCCAAGCGCGGGGTTTCGTGTCATGGCACCCCGGCAGGCTGGGGACCCACCGCACGACACGTATGCAATCTAGTCGGTTTCTGCGTTAGTGGGCGCACGCTGAACAACAAGTTTGCCGAGCGAAGCGAGGAACGCTGGAACATCGACCGCTATTGTGTATGACACTCCTAGATCACCGCACGCATCTTGTTCTGGGTGCAACTCAACATTCAGCGAGTCGACAATAGTCCTTGCCAGCATGGTCTCAGGCAGAGTGTCGATAAGTAACGGCTGATCGTCCTCCGCGTCCTGTGTTATGGGTAGTTGTTGACGGAGCGCTCGTATTTCGGCGGTCAGCGCATTCAGCGCATCGACAACACCAAGCAACTCAAGAGGAGTGTTGTTCACGCTTACAGAACCAAAGTCTGGAAGCGACCTCAGCGGTGGCGGCGGACACGCCGTTGTGTCGTGGCATTGACCACAAATTGGACATGGATAACTCATATTCTCCTCACGGAGCGGGCATAGTTAGCGATTCTGTGTCACATCCAGCAGTAAACGTTTCGGGCAGTTCAGAATACCGACAAGTTTTCAGCACCCACGGATTCCCCATCACGCCTTGACGATACAAACCCGCCGCTGTCAAATCGCGAAAAACGCGCTCCACAAACGCCGGGCAACCCGCGATGAGAAGTTCAAGCGACTGCCTGTCAAGATGCGCGTAGTCGCCCTCGTGGCAGCGAAAGCCAGGGCCTTCCTGCCAATCGCAGTCCATGCCAGCGCCCTCGGGTTCAAGGTCCCATTCTCGGCATCCAAGTTCAACCCAATCGAGCCAAAGGGATCCTCGTTTCATATTCTCCTCCTAGTCGGTCCACGGCTCGGTTACACGCCTACTTAACGCACTCCTGATAGCCTCGGGCACTGCGGATGGCGGCTCTGCGTAGGCCATGTGGCGCTTTACGTCGGCATCGAGTGACATACAATCAGCATCGGATAATGACTTGATCCACATCAAAACAACCTCCATTGCTGTCACCTCCGCTATGTATCCAGAGCGCAACACGCTGGCCGCCGCTTCAATTGGTGGGTTACTCGGTAGCTTCTTCATCACCATTCCCCCTGTCGGATTGTCTTCATACTTTCCTCACGGCGAATCGGCTGGTCACCACGCGGTAGCCGTCCTCGAACTCCACCATCACGGAGTTGAGCCGGCCGCGCGCGATGATCCGGCATCGTTGACCGTGGCGGTCCGGCAGCTTCGTGCGCCAGTGCCAGCGGTAGGGGTAGTCAGTCACGGACGTTGACGCCCACGGGCTCGAGGTCCTCGCGTTTGTAGGTATACGTGGCCGTGGTGGCGAGCCACCCATCATTACCGGACAAGCCCACTACAACCATGTACGAGGCGCACCACTGCGACGGCGGCAGCACCACTTCTCCCCACCACCTGCCTGCTTTCTTGATGGCCACCACGTCGCCAGGTTTCAGTTCTCCCATGTGTCACCTCGTGTTAGGGGTAGTCAGTCACCGGACACGCTTGCGGATTTTGCGCGAGTCCAAAAGCGTGCCGATAAGCACAAACGCGGCGAGAAACACGATCACAGCACTCGTCGCGATCCACAGCGGCGACAACACCCACCACCACGACCAGTCGATATGGCCGGTCAACTTGAGTCCGATAAACAGCACTGTGAGAAGTCCGGCAAAACCGGCTCCTCCTGAACTGCTGCTACTTGTTGCCATGTGTCACCTCGTTATGTGAGAGTCGCGGGGCCGAACCACGATCTCGACCCGCGGGTTGTTCTTGTCTTCTTCGCGCCGGGCTGTGATGGCTACTATCTGCGAGTCATCCACATACGCCGCGCCTTGTAGGGCGTCGAAAATCACTTTCAACCTGTTGTCCAGATCGCCGCGTCTCGCCTTCCGGTACCACACCAAGTGGACTTCTACCGGGCCATTCAATGGCTGCAATCCCGCCAGCATCGCGCGCGTCCTGACTTCAGATTGATACTGCTTTGCCTTCGCACTCTTGTATGTAATCGCTCGACCACCGCGCGCCGTGTGTCGCCAGTACCGATTAGCTGATGGCGGCTCAGGGATAATCAACGCCATCTCGGTCTCCTTTTCGGTCGGGGTCACGGGAGTTTGGCCCTGATGTCCCATACCTCACCCATGACGAAGATCACAAACCCTTGCGTGATCGTATGATCGTCGTGGGTTATTATTCCGAATATGACGGTTCCCAGTCCGAGCCACATCATACATTCGGCAAGCAATTTTGCATTCAGCGGTCGTTTCATCTCTCCCCCTCGTGCCCGAGCGGGGCGGGTCGAAACCAAGATGGAATCACCAACTCTCTGATGACTTCGCGAGTTTCCCTATAGCACGGATAGCAGTAACGGTAACCGCAGTACTCAGACTTACGATCGTCTGTCCATACAAACCAATCGCTGAACTTGCGACCGCAACGCGGACACCGCTCGGTACGGGAAACTATTGGGCCTACACGCCACCAACGTTTTAGGAACTGCCACCAACCATACGGAGTGTAAAATAGGTTGCTCACTCACTCACCCCCTGCGTTGAGCGCGACGGCGCAATTCCATCTGTGCCGCGATCAAGATGTCAGCCATTTGACGTTGTAGTGCTCGAACGCGAAAGCGAGAAAGCTCCCCAACCCCGGAGCGGCAGCCCGTTCATATGGACTCGCAATCACGCCCGTCGATTTCACAACCCACAGAACACCGTCAACGTCGAGGTAAAGGTTCGGTTTCTCGCTCACGCGTCCCCCTCGGGGGCGGCGACGGTTTTGGCAAATTCATCAGCACAGTCCCAACCATCTAGCCAAAAACGCCGAAAAGCACGCGAGAATGTGACGGCCCCGTTCCACGCTCGAACATCTCGATATGGACACGTAAAGCGTGGTTTGTTCGCTTGCCGTGCTTTCGCACCACTCCACCACGCCGACGTAAATTGTACCGACGTATCAAGCGGAATATCAGAAACCCATACGCCATATTCACGATCGAGGTCGGTTATTTCGGTCGTTTCACTCATCCTTCCACCGCCCTTTCCATCGCCGCACACGCGGCGTCGCAGAAACCCAAGGGACCGGGGATGGCGGACATTCCTTCGATGGTGCGCCACCGCTGTGTGCCAGCGACCGTGTACCACTTAGCTAATTCAACGGTGTGTCCATGGTCGTCTTCGCGCCACTCTTTCTCCCACCCCATCTCGCGCATCTTGTCTAGGGCCTCGTGGCACGCTACGGGGTCGTGTTCGGGGTCGGGAATTGGTGGATAGTGCTCGGGGGGTATCCGCGCTGAATCGTAAAAAAAGTTGCCATCTTCCCCATTGGTTTGTGAACCATGCTTGCCTTCTTGGTACAACGCAGGATGTAAAACCATATCTCTGGCCATGAACGGCGGCACGAGCACGTTGACCGTTGCGACCGTGAACCACCGCCACCCCATCACACGTTCGGCGATCAACACGTTGCGGTCGGTGGTCATGGCAGCATCTCCTGTAACCGATGTCGAATTCGTCGCTGCTCGTGTTCTTTCGGATCGAACACAATCTTCATGTATTCGGTGCGCTTCCAGAAATCGACACTCGCCTTGAACCCCTTGTACTCGTATTGAGGAGGCATCGGCGGCGTAGTTGTGTCACTCATCGCCCCTCCGATTCGTCAGTGCTTTCCATGCAGCCGCCGACGTCGCTCCCCAAAGCGAAAACATCGCTCGACACCCAGGGCATCGTTTACCACTGCCAGCCAGGGACCACTTATAGGCAGTAAACACAGTGGCGCAAAACGGACATGTGATTTCAACCGGCGCACGCCCATGCGTGTTCCCGAGTTCGCACGCCTCGTAGGGTATCTGTACGTCACTCATCGCCCCTCCAGCGCGGCACGGGTAGTGGAAAATGTGCCTTTGTATGAGTAGCCCGCATGGGTGACACGGTTGCAGTGTTGGCAGACAACTTTCTGCTGTTCGATCTCGCTCACCGTGGGCGAGAGCGCGGTAGGCAGCGTGATCGCACCAATTCTGTCGTGCAATTCCATCGCTTCTGAGTAATCGACAGGGCGTGACGAGTTGGCGGACTTTTCTAAGAAGCCTTGAATCTCACCCAACAATTCGTTCATCTCACTCACAGCCTTCCTCCTTGTCGAGCGCGGCGAGTTTTTTCGACGCCTCTTCCATCTGCGCCTCTTCTCTCTGCCGTCTTGCGTTGTCGGCGGCAGGGCCAAACACTCGCGCCGTTAACGGCACTCGTCGTACCGACTCAAGCTTTCTCACCCTCTCCTTCAGCGCCGCGAGTTCGGCGGTGTCGATCACACAGAACCCACTATCCCGCAGTCCCTTGACAATCCACGGTGCCTGATCGTAGCCGTTCATTTCTCCGAACCTCTCCCAATCGGCAAGGATGGAATCAAGCGTTTGTACCAGTTCCCCCTCGTCCTCGGGGGAGCCGGAGGTTCCTTGGCTGTCCCATTTGTTCCAGTTGACGCATGTTACGTCTATGGGCTGTAAACACTCATACGTGTGTTGGCCATCTTTACTAAGTTCGCCGTGGTGCCGGCACGTACCACAGTGCCGGTCCACACTCACGCACTCCCCGGAGCGACGGTAGCCGCGCTCAACAAACCACTCCGCTGCGTGTTCGTAATTCGAGCAGGCACAGCCATTGGCCGGTACAATGTACGGGCACTGTCGCAAGTCATTTTCGATGTTCAATCGTTCTTTGTCATCCATCGTCGCCGCCCTCCGCGATTGCCTTGAGTACGTTGGCGCGGAACGTAAGGCCACATAATAGGCAGAGGTGCGGTTTTTCTGCCGTTGCTGTACTAGTGGCGATTTGGTCACTACCGCACCGTGGGCATCGTATGACTATCATAAGTCCCCCAGGGATGCGCGCAGTTCGTCAAAGGCCTCAAGAGCCCCCGCTTGATATGCGGCAGCAACAAACGTTTTCGCCGCCGCCTCGACCTTCCGCAGCCGTTCGTTATCCGCCTCCAACTCCTCGACGCGGGCGCGGAGGGCGTCGCGCTCATACGCGAGTCGGATGTGGTCACTCATCGTTCTCCTCCAATGAACCGGGCGGCGGCCTCAAGGTGTGACTTGGTAATCTTCCCAAACAGTTCAACGTCGCCGGAAAGGTCTTTGTATGGCGACATGCCTATAATTCGTCTTTTGGGATCTCTTCCAGCAAACACGTCTCGTTCGCGCTTTAACGGCTCTACCACCTTCCGCGCCTCCTCCAGACGGGCACGGAGACGGGCGTTCTCACCCGCCAGCCGCTCGATGATCGCGCACAGTTCGTCAACAATCAACGCCACACCTGTTGCCAGTTCTTTCTCCTCACCGGGGCCGCACAGTGTCGAAGCGGACCGCATTTCCGGAACCAAGGCTCGCAATTCCCGCACGCGCTCGAGGTCGGGAGAGGGGGCGCTTTCGCTCTGATACGGGGAATCGTCTGCGGGCGAATCTTCGATCAGGTGCGCGTCTTCGTGGTCGCACCAGTCGTCGTAGTCCCCCTCTCCCTGAGTTACATCGGTGCTCCGTGTCGGTCCACCGACACCATCGGCATCACCTCCTTCGGGTTGCACGCGGGACTTGTGAGCCCAAACAACGCCTTCTGCTGTTGCGGCCCGAACCGCTTCTCGGCACTCATTATCCAGGCCGTCCCACAGTGTCGATTGCATGATTTCGGCAGCCATCACGTACGCCTGACGATCAGTGACCAGCGGTTTTGGCGCATCTCGCAGTTCTTTCAAACACTCAGGACAACCGCGCATATGATCCCAATCAACATCAGGATGGTGTGGACATCGAATTGGCGTAGGCCCCTCGATCCTCTCGCGGTCGGCGTCAGGCATCGGACATCGCCGCCAAGAAACACGCCGCCAGAACGCGACAGGCTTCAGATTCTCGATAACTCGGATTTGTGGGCCCAAACTTCGAACTCCACCAATAGTCGAAGTCATCTGCGCCGTTGGGCCTGAACAACTGCAAGCGTGCGTCCATGCGCTTTATTGTGCGTACGTTGCGTGTGTACTCAGACACGCGGTAGTGCTGTATCCGCTCACACAGCCCTAAGAAATATCCAGGGTTGTTGCATTCCACATCTTCGGCGATTCTCAGCCAGATCTCACCCTCCTTCACGTCTCACCTCCTCAGCGGCCGGGGCCGCGGGTAATTGCTTGATTGCCGCATCTAAATTTCCCTTTCAGGTGTCGCCAATCCGACAACAAGTGTTAGATCTCCCCACCACCAGCCCAACGAAATGCCTATCTTGTTGTCTATGCGGTAACCGTCGAAATAGCTGTACCTGCCATCGTAGCCGAACGTCACGGCCAGTAAGCGCGATCCTGAATCGAAGCGTCGGGCTCGCAAACAGATACGCCTGCGTCCCAAAAAACCGCACGACCATTTGATCCCTTCATCCCAAGCATTCAACGGTAACGCTTGATCGGTAGCTCTCTGTTTCATCATCTCGCCTTTCTCACGCCCCGGCCTCCCGCCTCTGCGGCGTCAGGGCGGCTATCAGCGTCTTGAGTCCGCGGTATTTGATGTATGGAGCCTCGATACCATACCGCATCCAAAGGTCGGTACGAAGCACAGCGTAGCGTCTTGCAAGCCCGCCTGTACCGATAGGCAGCCGCAGGATGGTCAACCCCTGCTTGTCGGCGAGATACCGCGCATACTCGATACTGACGCGCACACGCCGCTCGTCTGTCGCTCTACCGACGCGGGTCATGCGAAACCTCGTCTCCGCGCATTGCCCATACAATACCACCCATGAAAGCCAACAACCCTAGAATCATAAAGATCACCGTTAAAACAGTTACTGATGCTGAGTCGTTTGTGACGTAGTATCCGATGTTTACGCCGATGGTAGCGCAGACGCATCCACAAGTCGTCACGCACGTGGCCACCAATACATTTGTCTGGTTTTCACTCACTGTTTTTTCCTTTACATCTAAAAAGGCTTGGGGGTGGCGTAGGCATCGCCTTTACTGTGACCATCGGAGGAGTAACCGATACAGCTAGCTTTTTTCTTCGTCGCAACAAATCTGCTCGCCTATGCCAGTCATCCCACGTAACGGGGATCGCGCCGCGGTAGCCGCACTCTTCGCATTGCGTGCGTGACCCCTCGTACTGGTACTGACTAGCGTGTCCGCACCGAACACAGCAGAACGGTCCGCCGAAATTGTGTTGTCGAATCATCGCTCAATGCTCACGGTCGGACGGTAACAATTCACCACGCCCGCGCCTCTTCACGCGTCAAAAAAAAGTGTATGCCGTGAGAACAATCGACCCGCACGTCGTCGTCATACTTGTCAGGCCGTACCTCTTCGCCAACAGCGTATGTTGTCGGCGCACCACTTCCCATGCCGTCACTCATCACCGGGCCGCCGTCTTCAATCCATTCCACTACGGCGAACTCGGCTCGACACTTGCGATTCACAAAACACGCGGTGCGCCGCGCCTTTTCCGGAATGCGTAGCCGTACGAGCTTGTCTTGCACCTTCTTCCACACCACGAGTTCGCCGTGTGGGATTTGGAAGCCACGGAGATCCGCGCCACGGAGATTCGCGTCACGGAGATCCGCGCCACGGAGATTCGCGTCACGGAGATCCGCGTCACGGAGATTCGCGTCACGGAGATCCGCGTCACGGAGATTCGCGTCACGGAGATTCGCGCCACGGAGATCCGCGTCACGGAGATCCGCGTCACGGAGATTCGCGCCACGGTTCACAGCCGCGACTACCGCAGCCCGTATGTCTTGCGCGTCCTCGCTCTTATATAGGACCGCTTTTGTCCAGCGGTTCAGTATTTCAATGCTCACGTTCTTTTCCTTTCGGTCGGACGGTACCGGACTCGGGGCATCAGTCGTCTACCATCTGCGCGTCTTCGATGAGCGCCTGGTCAGAACGAACCAACACTCGTTTCAGTACTCGTGCGAAATCGTTCTCGTTCAGCCGCTGGATATCACCGACACGCTCGTCGTGCAACCGCTCATACCCACCCTCGAGACCGTGGCAGTAGCCGCACAACACTTCCAGGTCCTCGTACCGCTCTCGGCCAAGACGCTTATATGTCTTGTGGTGGACCTCAATGTCCTTCCGGCTGCCACATCGCTCGCAGTGCCGGCCGCGCAGCTGGAACATCTTCAGCTTCTTGGCTTCCCACTCCGGCGAGCGCAGGTAGGCGTGATACTCAGAAAGGCGCATCGTCTTCGTCATCTGCGGCGCCCTCCTGAAGTTCGGTGACCCGCAGGGTCGTGAAGTCCCAAGCCACGGCGATCCGCCCTTTGGAACCGTGACGATTCTTGGCCAACAACACCTCTTGGGTTGCCGAGGTTTTGGATGTCTTCTTGAACGTGGTGTGGTCGAGCAGAACCACCTGGTCGGCATCGTTTTCGAGGCTCGACCCACCCATCAACCCTGTCGCCTCAGGCCGGTCTTTCGACTTCGATGTTTCACGGTTGTACTGGCTGAGCCCGATCGACACTAGCTGATACTTCTGAGCCAATCCGCGGATTTTATGGGAGACTTCGGTTATCTGGTCTTGGAGCCCCTTTGCGTCCGACACCCAGGCGAGTTGGAGGTAGTCAGTGATGAAGCACCGCACATAGTCTTGCTCGTATGCGCGAACCATCGCCGTCTCGATATCGCCAAGTGAATGGATCGGGACCTTGTTGACGAACAACTTGTTCTCGACGGTGTCTACCCATCGCTGCGCTGCTTGCTGAAACACCTCTTGGTCATAGTCCGGCCCGGGCTCCAGCCGCGACACCCGCTCGCCAGACACGATCGACAGCGCTCGCGTCACCAGTTGTGTACGCGACATCTCAAGCGAGATGAACCCAACCGGGTATTTCTTCTTCATTGCGGCGGCTGCAAGATTGAGCCCGAACAACGACTTGCCAGATCCAGTCTTGCCGGCAACGATGACATGCCACCCATGAGCAAGGCCGACCCCCCCACCTTCATCCCGACACATCTGGTTCCAGGTCGGCAACATCGTGGGTACCGCTTCGACGGGCATCGAGTTGCGGTTGAACATCCCGTACAGGGTTTGTTCGCCAACGGGACGAAGTAAGCTGTCAGTATCGCTCATTTACCCGCTCCGGCATTGAGTAACGGAAGATCCGGCTGTGCCTTGCGTTCCTCGTTGTACTTATCCTTCCAATGCTCGTTCGGTCCAAAAAATGCCGCAGCTGTCTTCATGAATTCCGTGCCAAGCTTTCCCTGTTCCCTGAGGTACTTGTAGTAGCGTACCACTCCCGCCTTTAAGTCTTCGGCCGATACACCACTCCGACGCCGAGCCTTGTACGCTTTGAATGCGGCCTTCTTGTTGTTGTTGGGACGCCCCTTCCATGCCTTCCAAACAACCTCAAATTCCGCCATATACTCTTTATCACCATTCTTATTTCTTCTTCTTGTCCCACGATTTGAACACGAACCGTCCCACAATTCGCCACCAACTGTCCCACCTTCATCGGACTGCGGGTTGTAAGTGTCGTAGTTGCATATAGTTATGACACTAGGTGACTGTCCCGGTTTTTGCAGATAACTGTCCCGCCGACTGTCCCGACTTTGCGTCACGGTTTTGACCGCAATTTGCTCTGCTGACACCCATTCTTTTAGCACGCGAGCCGCCTTACTGCGCGACCAGTTCCAACGCTTCGCAAATGTCCGGATGCTGCCGTATAGTTGGCCGCGTTTGAGAAAGTCTCCGTCCTCAAACCGTGCCATGCTGCACATGTCCAACCAGGCGAACGCACGACACGCAGGCTCCCCCGTACTCGATGGATGAAGGGGATGAGATGGATCAAAGATCTTTCGCCAAGCAGGGAGATAGCCTCCGCGCACGTCACTTGTCGGTTCGGATCGCAATGAGTCGTCGTAGCGTTGCGGCTATTCGCAACGCCTCGGATTTACTAAGCACCACTTTGCGCTTGTTGTTGCTCGCGCATCCCTCTAGTTTGTGAGCCATCCAGTACGCCGACTCGTTGTCTAGAACTTTGGTTGCCATACCGAATACCTCAGATCCCTTCCGGTAGGTCGTCGTCGCGTTCCTCGTGTTTCGCGAGTTGCGCCCTATGATACTCTGGCACAACATCTTCCAGCGCCTTCTGAATGACACCCTCAATCCAGCCCCGAACCCGCAACCGGGTTGCAATTTCTCCGTTGCCGATCGCGATCAACTGATTGGCGTTCACCTCAACCGTCGGTATTGATACCTTCACTGTCTTCTCCTTTGGGTCGGTAAATTCGCAGATACTCCTGGTAGATCCGAAACGCCTCGGCGACGAGATCGCAACCATGTTTTGCGTCAAATGCGATGTAGCTACCGAGACGATGTGCGGAGTCGTTGCGCTCGACGTGGTAGGCCGAACTGAGAAACACGACGTTGTTCTTGTCGCCCCAGACCGCCTTTGGGCGTACGTGGTGGGGAACAATCGTTCCGTCCCGTACTCCGCTGATGAAGCACGGGACTCGCCATAGCCGACAGAGCTCGCGGCAATGCTCGAGAAAGGCCGGGTCCTTCAGGTCCGCCTTCGGAACGGGCGTGAATGTGGCCACCGGCTACTCAGATTCCTTCGCTACGCCATCCTCAACCACGATCTCACAACCACCCTGGTTACTGATACGAGCCACCCAGATCTGAAAACCATGAGCGACCGCACGATCATGAAGAGCCTCCATGGACTCGTCATCCAACGCATGCGCTTCGTCTACCAAACAGATCCGGAGTTCGGGGTTCGCTGCCATCGCCACGCTGACGGCCATGTCGATGCGTTCTTTGCCGCTGGCACCGGAGAGGGGATGACCGTTAAGCATGGGCTCGCCGGTTTCCATGTCGAACGACAGACTGGGTACCGGAATGCCGGCGTTCTGTAGCAGGTCTTTTTCGCTGGCTTTCGCCTGGTCGATCGCCTTGCTGAGTTTCTGCGTTTCTGCGCCCGCCTCTTTGGCGTTGGCTCTCGCGCGGTCCCATTCCTTCCAGGGCTCCAGCTGCACATTGATCGTGTCGGCCTTAGCGATCCGATCTTTTACGGCGCGGATGTCTGCTGCGACATCTGGCAGTTCGTTTTCGAGACGCCGAGACGCTTCTTTCTGTTCGGCAAACCACCGTTTGATATCCGACTCCATTGTATTGATCTCGGCTTGCAGTTTGTCGATGGTGGCGCGTGTTGACCGAATTTTTGTGAGGCGATCAAGCGCCAATTCATGGCACTCCTCCCGGGCCTGCTGTTGCTCCTGCAGGGCCGTCAGGCGCTCCATCTCGGCAGAGGTGTCTACTGGGGGGAGTCGTATACCTTCGGGCTTCCTGACCTGCTTTGCGCGCCGTTCCTGGGCTATCCACGGAGTTCTCTCGTCATAGATCCGTTGTTGCTCTGCCCGAAGATCCGCGAGCTTCTGCGGCAACTCCGAATCGGTACTGAGCGACAACAAGACCTCGCGCATCCGATCTGGCTTGAGAGAAAAGAACGACAGGGGGTCGAACGAACGCTCACCCAGCCACTCACTGAGTTTCCCCTGCTTGAACTTGCCACCGTCCGGCCCCTCAACCGTCAGATAGCCCTTGGGGTTGCTCTCGGTGACCTTGCGCTGAACCGTGAATCCGGTGGTGAGCGTGAGAGAGACTGACGCCCCGTCGGCGCCCTCACGGATCGCGTCGGGCAACATCTCGCCGGCACCGCCCAAGGCTGCGGCGATCGACCGAAGCAAGCTTGTCTTGCCCGATGCGTTCCTGCCCGTGACTCTAACCAGTCCCGTTTCCGGAACGTTCTCGACCTCGGCAACCGACAACCGATGGAAATTCTGGACCTCGACAGAGGCAATATGGATACCGTCGCTCATTTGTTCTCCAGTGTTATGTAACCGTCGCGGGCTTTGACCTATTTCGAGTAAAACTTCTGCCCGCATGCTTCTTCGAACGTCAGGACCCCGATCGGGATCATCAGACGTTCACAGCCGCCAGAGCACTTCGGTCTGGTGAAGCCGATTGTGTCCTTGTTGCCACAAACACACTCGACTTCGATCTCGTACTGCCGACCACTAGCAAACCGCGACAAGTGCTTCTTTTCACGGACCCACTGGTCGACGTTTGCTTCGATAATCTGGGATTCTCGTTCGAATGCCGCCAACGTTTTGCGGGCCGATTCGATCATCTCAATAAGGCGAGTCATCCTGTCTAGGGACTGGCTCATTTGTCCTCCAGCGCCATCTGCTCTTCTTCGGCCCGGATCCGTGCCTCTTCGTCATCCTCGACATCCGCAATTGCCGCGGCTTCCGCCTGTTCCTCGGTGAGTTCCTTGGCTTTCTCTGGCTGGGGTTCGTTGCCGGCCTCATTGGCGGCCTTTGGCGTGTCGTCCTTCTTCTTGGCCGCCTTCTTTCCGTCGGCCTTCTTGGCGACCCGCTGCTTCAAACCGGCCGAGCCTTTCTTGCCGTCGCCCTCTTCCTTCTTCTTCTCACTGCCACGGTTGAATGCGGGCTCGCTCGCGATATCGGCCCACGAGGCTTCGCCATCCTTCAGTGCGGTGTAGGCACCCCGAAGCCACTGGATCTCAGCCGGGTTCAGTTGCTGCAACGGCTTACCGATCAACGCCTGCACCTGATCCGCCGATACGCCCAGCTGGAAAAACGAGTCCAACAGCTTCTTTCGAGCACCGTCCGGATCCTTGGCGTCTCGATCCCTGACGGTCGCAATGATCGTCTCTTCGGCTTCTTCGCGAATGTCAGATGGAATGAGAGTAAGTGCGAGGTTGCGTTTCGCCTTCGACAGCGCCGCATTGCACTTGTTCAAGATCTCGTCGTCAGTGGCGGCTTTCAGGTAGACTGTCTGGCCGTTCTTGTTCTGCCGGCTGCTGATTACCTCGTCGCCATCCTTGATCTTTCGACGCTCGACAAACTTTTCGACCACTACGTCTTGGTCGTGCGCCGTGTTGGTTTCGAGGTCCGTCGCAACCACCTTGTACATTCGACGCTCACGATCATCGAACGTGATGGTAGACTGGATGAGGATGTTGCCCCAGAGACGTGACACTTCCTCTGCAAACCGAACGGACAGGCCGGTGATTGCCCGCCCACCAACTGGTTTCGAATACATCGCCGACTCGGCAAACCGTGGACGCTGACAGGCTTTGAGGATGCTCTGACGGGCGACCTCAGGATTCCGCGGCCGATTCATCGCCATAACGAATCTGGCTTCAACGGCAGCTTTCTCTCGAGCCGCCACGGCCGTGGCACTGGTTTCGACTACAGCTTCTGACTGTTTCGGCACCAAGTCGGTCGATTCGGACATAGTGCCTACTTCGGGTGGTACCGTCATTGATGTTCTCCTACCAGTTGCGGGGATAGAGGAACCGACGCGCGGTCTGCTGTTCTTCGGTGTGGGTATTCAACAGATCGTCCCAAACATCCTTCGAGACGTGACCCTGAAGAGCTTTGGCAAGCGCTTCCCATTTCGTTTTCCGACGTGGCTTGGGACGCTTCCAGGTGATGTTCTTGCCGGTGGGTAGGCTGACCCCTGCCTGGTCGCCAATGAAATCTTTGAGGAGGTTTTTCAGCCGCTCCTCGTCCTCCTCGTGTTCCTTCAGGAGAGCGCGGATCTCACGCAACTCCTCGGCAGTCGCAGCGATTTCCGGAGTGGCAGGAACCAGAAGATCGTTGTGCGTCTTCCACTTCCGGGCGACGTAGTTGGTGCTGGATTCCGAACCATCCAATTCGGGACAGATATTAGCCTGAACGTAATTGAACCAAAAGTCGTGAGCGGCGTCGACGATCGCTTCGGCAATCTCTTTGTCGTACTCCAGGACGAAAGACTGCCAGTTGTTACCCCCGACGAGAACGGCAGCATCCCAGCGCGGAAGTTTTGTGACTTCCATGTTGGTGTGGCACTGAATCGCGACTTCGTCGGGCACCTCGTCGGACCCAGGATTGCCCCAGGCATCCACGTTGTACGCACCACGATTCTTGCACTCCAGTCCGCGGCCCGGGTCAACCTTCACGATCCGGTCGGGAGTTGCCATCAGCCAGGGATGCTTCGGATGCACCAACGTATCGCTCTCAACGAGTTCGACGCCGTTCTCCTCAGCATACCGCTGAGCGATGGCGGGTTCCAACACGGTGCCCCAGTACGTGAATTCGTTGCCCTCGAACGGCTCAGCCTTGCCTGTCTTCTCCAAGAAGACATCGACAGCGTTCTGGTGCGGATGCACCCCCATAATCGCGGCCATCTCGGAGGCACAGACGCCCCCTTTCCGCATCTCTAACTGCTCTGCTGTAAGCGTCACTCTCTTACTCCTTTGTCATTGTCCATTTGCTGGTTTGGTAGAACAGCATCAGCGCCAGCACGAAGGCCGCGATCGACCGCACGAAGGCGTCGCTCATTGGACCGCCACGTCATACATGTTCGCGATATCTCGTAGAGTCTGATCTGCTGAAGTACAAGCTTTCAGAAAGGCACTGCGAGCCGCGTTATCGCTGATTCCCTCGCCGGCTATACGCATGTGTTCCGGGTATTCGACCATCTGTTGAATGCAGCGCTCGAGTTGCAAGACGCGGTCAGCGTCTTTCTCGGCTGCTTCCTCACGCCGTTGCTGTTCGGCCCAATACCGATCATCTGTAGGCTCAGGAACCGATACCATCAGAGATCCCCCAGAAGATCGTCTATTGACTCATAGTGTCGCGTCGGCGACACGTCGGCGGGGGTTTTCTGGGTACGAATGCACTCCTCGGCAAGGCGTCGGTAGTACTCCGAATCGGCCTCGGCCGCGTTCAGTTTCTCATTCCGGAATGAGATTTCATCCTGTCGCCGGTCCCACGCTTCAACAAACCAGCGCACGCCATAGCCGACAAAGAACCACACGAGGCGTTCCCAGAAATCCATAATTGCTACCCGTCCTGTGGTGTCACAGGAAGCTTGGCGTCGACTAGAGCATCAAGCGTCGACTGGCGAAACAGAAGTTGGCGGCCGACTTTTGTTCGCGGCAACTCCCCACGAGCAACCATGTTGTAGATCGTCTGCGTCGATTCCAACCGTAGGTATTCAGCCGCTTCAGTAGCCGTCAGTATAGGATCGGCGTTGACATGAGATTCCTGTGCCATGCGCAAACTCCATCGTGCGGTTTAATGTCAAACGTTGTTGAGTATATGGTGTTTTAGTATGAATTGTCAAGGCGGGAAAACGCGATTTGTGCGGTCAATGAGCCTAAGTCGTTACTGCGGTTGATGTTCCACGTGAAACACGACGTGGAGCCGGATGCGCGTGATGTCGCAAACGCTTCGAATTGGCGCCAAGCTTTGCGCTCGCTGGCACCCGTTTCACTTCGAAAAAGCATAGCACCACAAAGATCCCGAGACCTAGCCCACCAAGAAAAGCGGCCCCGATCGAGGCCGCAATTGGAATTGTGGGCGCGAATCCGTCAAACACCGTTACGCACCCATGGCAAAAGCGCCTTGGCGAGTTTGATGATCGTGCCAGTGAAGACGATGCCGACACCGAACAGAACAAGAATCAGCGATTCCCACGACCACGGCTGGTCGCGAAAAAAACGACTGATGACGATATCGAAACCACCGAGACCCGACACGAATGCGGCACCGATAAGCCGAACTCTATGTTCCGGACTCTGTGGCTTTAGGTCGTCTTTGACGCCTTGGGCGAGGATCTGCTGGGTGCTCATGGCCGCCCCTGGTCGTTTACGGCCTGCGCCTGCTCGACTACACGAACTCGACCGTCCAGGTCGCGGTAGTCGGTCTCCACTCGCGTCAGCATTCCCTGCATTCGATTGCACAGATCCTCGTGCTGGTCCCTGAACTCACGGCGCGTCTCGTCGGCGCTTCGGTTGATTCTCGTTATGATCGACTCCGTCTGAGGCGTGATGCTGACATGCGACGTAACGGTCGACTCCAACGCAGCAATTCGCTCCGTTGCTTTCCCAATCTCGTCTTTCGATTTCGCTCGATGCCGGAATCCCTGACCCAGCAAAGTGATATACGCCCCGAAGAACGCCAGGGCCTCACGGCTGATACCCCAGGCTTCCATCTGCTCGACCGCGCTTTGAAGTCCCCACACACCGAAAGACATCAACGACAGATCAGACACTATCGCCTCCGCGTGGCCCTGGCGCTATCAGCCATTTGTTGTACACGCTGGCGCCTAAGACGGTAATCACGTATGAGTCCGCGCCGTTCCTCAGGATTCGCGGTACTAGCTACCGCCCTCGCCTTCCGTTCGAGAAATTGATCGCCTGGACGGTACGGCAGGTAACTACCGTTCATGACCTCGGTAGCTTGGTCGTTCGACATCCCGACGCTACGCAGCACATCGTGAATATCCCTGTTGTTCATACCAAGATTCCGCGCCGCCGCCACATCCTGGACCAATCCCTCAAAAATCTCCTGCCTTGAAGTCTCGCTTTGACGGTAGGCGTTTTCCAGTTCAGCGTCGTCCACAGAACCTCCACGTCCTGCAACGCTGCTCAACATCGCCTGCGCATCCCCCATACGTCCCTGCGCCTTTCGAGCGTTCCACGACAAGGCTTGCGGAACGTCCAGCTCCTGAATGCGAAATCCAGTCAACACCGCTTTGGCCTCAAGTACGGGATCATAGCTGCGGCCGTGCACTGTAGTTGTACCTCGAATTCCGCGCCAAATGCGTTGCATGCTCGAGATTGTACCTGGCTCCAATGCGTCTAGAATGTGAAGCCCAATAGCCTGCGCTCGCTCGTTCCAAGAGGCCTCTGGGTTGAAAACCTCGCCTCCATCCTTTTTCCGATTCCGTACAATGTCGAAGACTTTGCCGGCTAGAATCTCTTCGGAAAGAAAAGGTTCTGCCGCTTCGGCACCGGCCTGCAAAACGGCTTCGTTCCAATCTTCGCCACGCATGAACGCCATCAAAGGCTTGCGTATGTACGAATACGGATCGGTGTAACTCAGATCAACAAACCGCGCCCTGCCGTCTTCGTTTCGGTTCAGATAGAACAGAGAGCTGTTCTGCGACCAGCTAGGTAAGAAGCGCCGAACGCCCTGGTCCGTGTCGCGGTCTATGCCGTTCATGTGGCGGGATGCCACCGTTGCACCCCATACCGACGTTGCGGCGGTTGCCAAGCCCGCAAGCCGCTGAGCGCCTATACTACGCAGCGCTGGATCCTTCAATTCCTTGGCCGTTAGCGCAAGTGAATTCCCTAATGTTCGAACCACTTCGGCCGGGAAGGACACAAACGTTCCAACACCAGGGAACCGCCGTGCCATCTTCACGCCATATGGTACCAATGAGTATGTCGGATAGGTGTCGCGCACTATCGCTGCTACATGCCGTTTCAGTTCGTCTTCGGGCATGTCCGGTAGCTGTTTCTTGTACCGGCTGTACTCATTGTGATAGGCATACACCTTCCACACGTCATCTTCGGCACGATAGACGTTTTGGGCGCCCCGCAGAGTCTTTTTCGCGACACGCTGCGGGAGCCCACCCACAAGGGTATCAGAATCACTGATGGCATCCGCAATAGCATCTCGCAATTCGCCGGCACGCGCGCTTTCGTGCACAACTCCAAGATCCACCAACTCGCGGTAGATCTCGCGCCACTTCGCTTTGTCTTTCAAGCCAACGTCCCACAAATCGCCCCAAACTGTCTTTGCGGCCTCACCCATTTTGTCCACACGCCAGTGTCCGTTGGCAACGGCAAACCCTACGTTGCCGACTGTGTTGCGGACATGCGTCATCAACGATCCGATCGTCTTCGAAAACTTGACTGCCGAATTGACTCCAAAGTATGCCCTCAGCCAGTCGGGGGCTGGCGATGATTCGACTACCCTTTCAAACGCGTCAGCGATCTCTCTGGTGGTATAGAGCCCATTCAAAGGCTCCAACGTCTTCGACCCTTCCGCGGCAAACTGCTGGACGTAGTCGACCCCTTCGCGGGAAATCGGCGTTTCAAAGAAGAACTGCCCGAGCCCTTCCGACCGCACGTCTTGGAGAAACTTGTGGTTTTCCAAAAGGTGCGCCATCTTCGTCATCGATCGTGCGTAGTTGACACGAGGGTCGTGGTATTCGCCCCACAGCGCACGAATTGCCGGGTCGATATCTTTTCTTCGAGTGACGATGGAGAGGTCCTTGCTGCCCAGCTTTCCTTGTTGGATCAACGCCAGCGGGCTGTCCTCACCACGCTCGAGGAGCGCCTTGAAAAGCCCTTCGATTTCTTCGCGCGGCAGGTTTGGGTTCTCGTTTTCCAACAAGTGCCAGACCTTACGGGCCACATCAGGATGCTTTGACAGCACCTTCTCGGCCCATTTGGGATCATCGAACACCTGGTAGGAACGAGTCGCATACAAGCCGAGATTGTCGGTTACTGCTGGTACAAGCTCCGAATCGATAGCCCCAGCATCAATGAGTCGCCGACTCATGTCGTCGATATCGTTGCGCATCTTGGCAACGACCGATCGCATCTCTTCTGGAACAACCGACGACTCCCCCTTCAGCGCGGTGTCTATCTGCTCAAGTTGTTCTGACGACAAATTGGCTGTGCCGTATACCTCGCGCGCAGTGCGCCTGAAATCGCGGAGAGTGTAAGCAACTTCGCGCTGCAGAGAATTCACACCACCGTCACGGCGGATCATGCGATCGAATACCTTCTTCGGCAAATCACCGGCGCTTGTGAAGTTCCGACGAATGAAGGCTTTGATTCCCTTGCCGACTGCTGTTGGGTTTACATATCCAGCCTCACCGCCCCCAGCCATACCCACTGCGTCGCCGCGCTCTGTCATGTCCGCCAAGTACTCGTCGAAACCGCTGCGGCCCTGGACATCGTCTACAGCTTCCGGCTGTGCCGTTTCGGTACCTAACGCTGGACGCTCCTCAGCGCGTACCTGACGTTCGATGCCTTCGATGGGGTCTTGGGTGGACGCAGACTCCAAAGCCGGTACGCGCGATTCTAGGGCGTCAGATGGTCCGGTTTCATCGATGACAATATTGGGATCGGCCAACGCCTCTCTTGTCTCATCGACTGTCGTTGGGAACTCGGGTGTATCGGTATCCCACACGCTTTGATCGCCCCCAATCCCCTGAACACTCCCTTCCTTGTGTTCTATCCACTCATCAAACGCATCAAGAAGACTAGCGTGGGCCTCGGGGCCATCCTGCTCATATACATCCTTCTTGACTTTGTCCATCTCATTCTGGATTCGGTCGAGACGTTCTTCGAAAGCCACTTCAAACTCATCAAACAACTCATCGCTGACCTGTTCGCCTTCTCGCTCAACCTGACGCATTTCGCGATGTAACGACTGAAGCCGATCTAGTGCCTTAGGTTGGGTTCCAACTTCCACGGCGTCGGTTGCAACTTGCACGACGGACGGTTCCTGCGCTGGCTCTGCACGCACCACTACATCCGTTGATGGCTCAGTGTATTTTTCGAATCGCCCCACTCCAGTAGGCTCGTCAATGACTCGTCGTGTGGATGCAATGTCGTCTGCGGTGCGTGTCGCCGAACGACCACCGCGAGCACCCGCGGCAGCCAAGCTACCGCCTATTCCAGCCCCAACGGCAACATCCACAGCCGCTCTTCCAAATGGACTTTCTGCTATTTGCCCCAACGTCTCGGATCCAGTGATGTCGGCTGCCATACCTGCAAGGGACTCCTCACGTCCTGACGCGGCTATGGCTGCATCCAGCGGAGCTCCTGTCGCAACCTCTAAGCCCACCTTTCCGAGTGTAGTGGCTGGCTTCGCGAATCGTGCAATGGCTGACCCAGGTGCCATGAACTGAGCAACATCGCCAGCCATGCGTGCTGCGGTTCCGGCAACGGCACCGACGCCGCTTTCGGGTGCACCGTAGAATTCGCGTGCGCTTTCACGACCTTCCCGCAAGTTTTCGGCAAATTCATCAGCACCAACGAGTTGGGTGGTACCGATTGCAGTCGCGTACCCCGACTCGGCAAGCCCCCGACCCGTCTGCCGTAGAATATCAGGGGCCTTCGGGATAACTTGGCGAGCCGTGAAACCAATGGGATCTGCGACAGCCTGAAACACCGTAGAACCAACGTCGGCAACCCGACGCAGTAAGCCGGGCTCATCCTGCTCTCGGTACTTGGCGAACCGATCATTTTCCCGGTACTTCGCGAAGCGATCTTGGTCGGGCATTATCTTCCACCAAGTATCCGTCGTGCTTCGACAAGTACGGCTCTAGGTGCACCACGCAGACCCGCTAGGATTTGATCGTCGCTCAACCCTTCTTCTTTTGCTTCGGCTATGTCTCTTTCCAGTTCGGATCGCTGAACACCCAAACGACTCCACACGTCATCCTCGGTTGCGGCAGTTGGCATCCTGGCAGAAGAATCAACCTCGGCGTTCATCGGAGAAGCTGTCGGTACCACGGCACGTGCACCTGTCTGTTCCGAACCCGCTGGCGGCCTTGCCATCATCGGTGGCGCAACAGGCAATATCTCTCTGAACTCGCCCGTGTTCGCCATTTCTCTTGCCATCTGATACATCTGCTCATGCGGAACCGAGTGACCCGTGATCCTGTTCGGAGCGAACTCATCCCTAGTAGCGTATTTGTCTTTCACGAATTCCAGAGCTTGGTTCAGGTTGAGTCGCGCATTCCGTTCGCCTTGCGCAGGCTGCTGCTGTCCCGCTGCGTATCGAGCAACGTTCATGATGGCTTTGGGACTCTGCATGACATCGCGCGGCGCACCCGCAAACAATTCCGGATTCTGCTCGACCACAAAGGCAGCGGTTGCCCGTTCGCCACGTGCGTCGGGACCGTACGCCCTCTCCTGTTCAGCCAATCTCGACCGCTCGAGATCGTAGTTCATCTGGCGTCGATGCGCATCTCTTTCAGCGGCGATCGCCTGTTCCTCGGCCAAGCCAGGACTGACCATGACGCCCGATGATAGCGTTCTCGCGTCCTCAGGTACCGTTGCCGACGCGTTCGCGATATCTCTGAGTGGCACAACACCAGGCTGCATTATGTCAACATCGTACTGCGCCGCCTCACGGAGTCGCCGCTGTTCTTCTTCGCGTCTCCTCGCAGCTGCGATACGACCGATCTCGCTAAGCCCCGATCCAAGCGCCTGAAACGCCCCTCCTAACGCATAGGACATCGTCAATACCTCGGTCTTGTTGCACTCATCATGC